ATTTTGAAAATAAGGCAGTCCCAAGGTATATTGTTACACTTAAGGGTGCAAAGCTAAGTTCAGAAGCAGAAGACAAGTTGTTTAGATTCTTGCAGTCTGGTCTTCGTGGACAGAACCATAGAACTCTTTATATTCCACTTCCTGGAGACGGTCCAGATAATAAAGTTGAATTTAAAATGGAGCCAGTTGAAAATGGAATTCAAGAAGGATCATTTGATAAGTACAGAACTTCAAATGTTCAAGATATTCTTATGGCACATCAGGTTCCAATTTCTAAAGTTGGTTCAGATCCTGGAAGTTCAATTGCATCAGCACTTGTATCTGACAGAACATTTAAAGAACAGGTGGCAAGACCAGCTCAAAAGAATTTAGAAAAAACAATTAACAAACTTGTTAAAGAAAAGACAGACATTCTTTTATTAAAGTTTAATGAATTAACTTTGACTGATGAAAATACTCAAAGTCAAATTGATGAAAGATATCTAAGAGCACAAGTTGTTGTTCCAAATGATATCAGACCTAGACTTGGACTCCCAGTAGTTCCACAAGGAGACGTTCCAGTAGTTATGACCCCTCAACAACGTGCAGAGCAAAATGCTCAAATGGCTGGTACAAGACAAAGAGATCAGCAAAGAACTGACCAGGCTTCAGATTCTACCGCAACCACAACAGGAAGAAATCCTGGTGGCGAAGGAAGATCTGTAGTATAATATAACAATATTATAAATATATAAAAAATACATATATAATAGGAAGTAACATGACTAATTTAAGCAAGGCTTATTGGACTTCAGATAACGATGATATAAAGTTATCTATGCCAATTGCTAAAGTGGATGTAGAGCGTAGAATCGTTTCTGGTTTTGCTACGCTTGATAACCTTGACAAACAAGCAGATATTGTTCCCACTGATGTTAGTATAAAAGCCTTTGAAATGTTTCGTGGTAATTTAAGAGAAATGCATCAATCTATTGCAGTAGGCAAGGTTGTTAATTTTAGACAAGAAAAGTTTTTTGATAAGTCTACGGATAGACTTTACAATGGTGTTTATGTAGATGCTTATATTTCTAAAGGTGCTCAAGATACTTGGGAAAAAGTACTTGATGGAACTCTTTCAGGTTTTTCAATTGGCGGAATAATTAAAGATTCAGAAAATGCCTATGATGAAAATGTTGCTAAGACAATTAGAGTTGTTAAAGATTATGAACTTAATGAATTATCTTTGGTAGATAATCCAGCAAATCAATTTGCAAATGTTGTGTCAATTCAAAAAATTAACAAGGATGCACAAATAGATGGTATAATTGCAAAAGCAGATCTTGAAAATGTCTACTGGTGTGAGAATGATGGTATCGTCAGACTTTCAGAAGTTGATGATTCAAGTTGCCCATCATGTGAAGTCAGTATGAAAAATATTGGTTTTGTTGAGACAAAGGATACAGAAAAAGCTATGACAGTTAAATCAATTTTAAACAAGTTTATTGGTTCTACAGACCTTGCTAAATCTGAAGATGTTTCCGAAACCCCAGAAACTTCAAGCGAAACGCTTGAAACAGCGATTGACAATAATGAGTCAATTGTTAAAAACAATATAGAGGAGGAGAACAACGTGTCAGAAGATAATACAGTAGTAGAAGAGACCGTTGAAGAAGTTGCAACTGAAGAAGTTGTTGCTGAAGCTCCTGCCGAAGAAACCGTAGAAAAGTCAGTTGACGCAGTTGACGCTGTTGAGGAAACAGTGGTTAAGTCTGCTGATCCAGAAGAAGCACCTGCAGAAGATGCAGAAGAAGCTTCCGATAGTGTTGAAGTTGAAAAGTCTGTTGTTGAGACAGATTCAGCTGATTCTGAGCTTGTAAAAGCTGTTGACGAAATTAAGGTTTCAGTAACAGAGGCAGTGAGTGAACTTGTTTCAACAATTAAGTCACTAAAAGAAGAAGTTGCAGGTATCAAAAAGTCAGTTGATACATCCAATGAAGAAATTTCAGCGGTAAAAGGCAATCTTGAAGAGTTTGGAAAGCGTGTAGATGGTCTAGAAGACGATACCGCTGTCCGTAAGTCTGGCGATCTAGGCGGGATCGTTCAGGGCAATACAATCAAAAAAGGGTCTATGTGGGGTGGACGTTTCCTAAATTCCGCTGACCTATATCATTAAAAGAAACTGGAGGTGAAATAAAAAAATGACAGAAAATAATGAAATTTTAGAAAAAGCGGCTGCAGCTAGTTCCATCGTATCGGGTGGTATTGGTGGAGTAAGTACTCCAGCAGCTGGAATTCTTGACAATACTAACCCAGTTGGTGCTCTAGTGTCTGATGGCGGTATTTTGCAGCCTGAACAATCACGTCAGTTTATTGAATATATCTTTGAACAACAGGTTCTAGCCAAAGATGGTCGTAGAGTCACGATGAGAGCTAACACAACTGAACTTGAAAAAATGAATGTTGGAGAGCGTGTAATTCGTGCAGCAGCCCAGGCTGATGCAACCTACACTAATGCTGATGTTCAGTTCACAAAGGTTACTCTTACAACCAAGAAGATTCGTCTTGATTGGGAAGTTTCAACTGAAGCTCTTGAAGATAATATCGAAGGCTCTGGTCTGGAGGATCACTTGGTCCGTACAATGACCCGTGCGTTTGCTAACGATCTTGAAGATCTAGCCATCAATGGTACAGGAGCTGGTACAAACAACTTCCTGAATATCCTTGAAGGTTTCGTATCAATCGAAGCCGATGGCAATTCAGCAACTTACGGTACAGATATCGAAGACTTGCAGGGACTTGTTCTTGCAATGCCTCGTAAGTACCGTGGTTCCCGTTCAAACATGAAGTTCTATGCAGACACTGAAACCGTTGCAGCAATTGTAAATGGTCTTGGTTCTTCTGGTAACTTGAATTCAGAGCGTATCGTTGAGCGTGTTATTGATGGTACTGCTCCGCAGACCCTTGGTAGCCCAATCTCGTACCGTGTTCTTGGTCTTCCATTAGTTGAAGTTCCTTTGATGCCAGCTGGTTATGTATCACTTACATTCCCAGAAAACCGCATCTGGGGCTTCCAGAGAGACGTAACAGTACACCGTGAATTCCAACCAAAGAAGGATACAGTAGAATATACCGTATTCCTACGCTTTGGTGTAGCAGTTGAAGAGACTGATGCAGTAGCATTCATGCAAGACTAATTATAGTCAAATTTGGAGGGGAGGCATTAATTTGTCTCCCCTCTACTTTTTATGAATGATATAATAAGATAGATGCATTATGGAAAAAGTTAAAAAAGATTTAATTTGTTTGTTTGTAGAAAATGCAAGCGTTCATGAAACAAGTCTTGGTAAGCTTAATAGAGGATATAATGTTGTAAGTAAAAAAGATGCTGATGTATGGGTTAGCAAGTTCCCAAGAATTAGAGTCGCATCTCCAGAGGAGGTAGCCGAAGTTTTCGGTGCTAAATAATGGAAATTTTAAGAATTAATGGAAGTACTCCAGTAGCTTCATTTACAGATCTTGTTCCAAATGGTCAATATACAATTGACTATTCAGACCTTGTGACTGATGAAGTGTTTTCAGCAAGTGCAACAGCAAATGCTACTGGAGGTATTTCTTTTGTATTAAATAGCAAGTATATTTCTTATGATGGTAATTTAGAGGCAACAGTTTATGACATATATGATGATGAAGTAATTGTTACTAATATAGATGTTTTAAGACCATACTGTGATATTTCTTCCGTTGCAACCGCTTTAGGAAAAACTGTTACACAGGTAAAAGAAATGGAAAGAATTGCAAGATATATTATAGATTCTGAGACGTTTGGTGGATTTAAATTTGTAAGAAAAGAAAAAGAAGTAGTTGGAATGGGATCTGACTATCTTGTTATTGATGAGAAAATTCATAAGCTTTATAAGTTATATGAAAATCTAGAACTTGTTTATGATGCAACAGCAGCAGTAAATGAACAAGAATTTGAAATTTCAAAAGATAAAACATCTATTGTACTAACGCAAACTGAAACCAATAGAGTTAACTACAACAGAGTCTGGAGAGATAGATACCTAGATGTTGATTTTGCAGATGGATTTGAATACCTTGTTGATGCAGAATTTGGATGGAAAGTAATTCCTCAAGACATCAAGGAAGCAACAGAGCTTCTAATTTCTGATATCTCAAGTGATAATATGAAGTATTTAAATAAGTATATTGAATTATTTGACAATGCTGATTTTAAAATTAAGTTTGCAAAGAACTTTAATGCATCAACTGGAAATCTTGTTGTTGACAGAATCCTAACAAAGTATAAGAATAATATTCGTATTGGGGTGTTATAAATGCTTTTTAATTCCTCATTAGATAGTATTCTTTACCCAATGACTGCAGATATTTATTATGCTGTTGAAACACAATCTGAATATGGAAATATGGTTAGAAGATGGGTTTTTAATAGAACAATTAACTGCTCTGCAATTAGTGAACTTGTAGATGCTATGGTTGCCCCAGAATTAAAGGTAAGAAATAAAACATTTGACTATAGTTCAAATATTGCTTTTAGAGTTTCAGAAGATGTTAGAAAGTCTGATAATGGAAAGTATTATCCAATAACTGCAATAGCAATTACAAATATAAAAGACTCATCAGGAGAACCTGCTTGGGTTAATGGAGAGAATCTTAAGTATGAGCAAGGTGCTACAAAAACAAAGTATGAAATAAAAACAATAGTTCCATCATTTGATATGTTTCATAATATAGGAATGTATAGAATGCTTATTTCTAGGTCTGGAAATCAGAAATGGGATGAAGAGTTATGATTCGTTCAAGAATAAAAGCAGATGATTTAATAAAGAAGTTAAATAACACAGTTAAATATTCAAATGGATTTGTTGCTGAATTAAATAAGAATAAGGCTTTGTTAAATCAAAAAGTTGGTGCTACATCTGTTGCAGCATTTTATGACTATCTTGACGGACTAGCTAGATCGCACCCTGGAATGTTACACCATGTATATGAGTGGGGAGAAGTTGGGAATCCAATGGAAAGACTTTATGACCTATCTCTTCAAGTTAACAATACTTCAGCAGTTATTGATGCAGAATTCTTGCAATCAAATATGCCATCTCAAGATGGAGGAGAACCATTCTATAATAAAGCTATTATTATGGAAGAGGGAATTCCAGTAACTATTAATGAAAAAGATGCAAAAGCCCTTGCATTTACAATTAATGGTGAAGAATATTTTAGAGTTGGTCCAATTACAATTGCTAATCCTGGCGGAGAACAAACAAGAGGATCCTTTGTAGAAGCATTTAATGAATTCTATGGATCATACTTTACAAATGTTTATCTTTCTGCAATAAGATTTTATGACTATTTTTCAAATCCAAAAGTCTATGAAGATTACTTTTCATCAGGTGCAAATGGTGGAGGATCTGCTACAGGAAGGACAGCAGCACTTTCCTGGATTGCTAAAGCTCCAGGGGAGGTTATGTAATGACAATCTACAGACCAGAACAAATTATAAACTTATATGTTTGGGAACAATTTAAAACCTATGCTCCACAATTTTCATCTTTATATCCACCAAGTTCTGGAGGATCTGAAATAATTCCATTTTTCCCAGCACCAGCTTCCAATCTTCCATCCCAAGTTTTAGAAAATGATTTACCATATATTGTGTTTGATAAGTTTAGTAGAATCCGTGGAGGCTATAAATACTTTTACCCTATCAAGACTGACCAGATGAGATATACGATCCATGGTGGCTCTCTGTGGGGCGTTAACAAGTTCCAGCAGGATAGGTTTGAAACTACTTATAATCTTACTGCTTTAGTTCAAAACATACTAGATAGAGAAGATGATGCAGCTAGGGATATAAATGA